GTCGGTTACGAAAACCATCTCCGGAGGATACTTAAATAAGTCGTTCGGTTGGGATAACCTTCAGAGCGATTTAAGTAAACTTCAGACAACTTTTCAAACTGTACGCGATAGGATGGAATACCTAAAGCGTACTTATGGGACCGCCCAGAGACTTGGATTTTCGAGGAAGAATTGCTGGACTTCAACATCCGGCTTTCCAATCGTCACATCCATATATCCATCCAGCCCTATAGTGGGTCAGATGTATCCTGGTTGGTCTTCAAGAAAGATGTCAGTGAGTATGGTAGCATCCCTAGTTTCGTGCGATTTTCATGCAGGTGCTTGGATAAACCAGCACTTGGATTTTATCGACGGGACGATAGGATGGCTTAGGGCACTGATGGGTTTTAGCGGTCTCAACAATCCCGTCAAAGCATTTTGGAACTTGGTTCCTTTAAGCTTCGTCGTGGATTGGTTCTTTGGGATCGATAAACACCTAGATAGGCTTACACGAATAAATCCTGCAGTCGGGTGGGACATTACAAATGTCTCGCACAGCTTCAAGTATTTATTCAATGTAGCCTGCACGAAGAATTACCTCATGTCGAGTGAAACTCACTCGGAACCTGCAGGTAATATCTCCGTATCAGTGTATGAACGTGGTGTGGGACTTCCGATTGGTATGGATTCTTTAATCCCTACCAGTCTCGGCCCCGAGCAATTCAAGCTCCTACTAGCCATGCTTCATCAGCTTGGCTAAGCTTGAGTTTTCCGCCTTAGCTGGGTAATGCCAGCGCAATCGCACAGGAGTCCAACTTTGGCCCTTACAGATACACTTACGCTTAAAAGTTCCGCCGGAGCTTCGCATACATTTAATCTCCTTTATAAGGATATTAATGGTACGAAGCGTATTGACGTTGCTGGTACTCTTACTGAGCCGGGACCTAATGTGATTAAACACACTACGTCTGGCCAGGGAGTCAACATCGTCGATCGTCATCTAATACAGTTTTCAAAGACTCTATTAGATGCTCTGGGCGTTCCTCGAACTGCTACTGTCAACATGACAATAGCTTTACCGAGGAGTGTTGTCCTTACCAATACAGTAGTAGCAGACTTGATATCATATCTTGTCTCGCTTATTACTGATGGGTCATTCTCGGCAACAACCGGAATGGCGGGCACAACGAACTTGGCATCACTACTGAGGAACGAGTCATAAGTGTTATCGAATCTTTGGGCGATTGGGGGTGAAACCTCAATTGCTGAGAGAATTCTTTAACTACGTAGACTCGAATTTCCTAACAGTCGTGATTACCGGGATGGCCTTCCTTTTATGGAAGATCTATTCCCCTACACGTTCATCTAAGTGATTCTTAGGTGGGCGCTACTGGACGCAGTTGGCTTTTGGATAGGAGTCCATAAATGGAACCTATGAAAAGCCACGTCGACTTTTATGTCGACCTGTGCACTGAGGTGATCGCTAGCGATCCCTTAGGACTCACGTCAAGTAAAAGCCTCCAACGTGATATCGACTTCGTTAGAAGCCGATGTTCCGCTGAAGGGCTCTCTTTCCTTACCAAGGTCCTCCCTAAGTTGGGAAAAGCTTTGGACCAAGGATTGATGGGTCACATCTTCGACATTCCCATTGGCTTTAAGAAAGCCTCTAAGGATGTGAAATATCCCGCATTTCTGCAGGATTATTTCAAGATGTGTTTTACCTCTGACGGAGAGGTCTGGCCCGCTGCAATGCCTGGCGCAGTTAAACACTTGCGCCAAGTATTGTTTCTCGCGTACAAGCTTGAGCTACCGTATTCGAAGTCCGACGAAACTGCTGTTTTGCAGAATTTCGTCGAGACTGAGAACGAGCTACTCAATCTTGAATTCGATACTGAAGGACTTCAAATTCTTGAAGTGGCTTCTTATATCGTAAAGGATATATTCGATGGGTTTGATCCCAAGGATATTATCCCGCGACATGGGCCCGGAGCGGTTAGTACTGGTGAACGCTTGGAACAGAAGTGGGTTTTCTCACGGAAGTTCCAAAAGATTCACGAGTACTACCCCTACTACGATTATTTCGTAGCTGGGGGAGCTCGCGAACTAGTAGATCGTTTGGAATGGTATCGTACGTTGCAACGCTTTGACAAAGGTGTTGCGAAAGTAGTTCTCGTTCCAAAGGATTCGCGTGGTCCGCGGCTGATATCCTGTGAGCCCCTTGAATTTCAATGGGTTCAACAGGGTTTAGGTCGGAAGATTATGGAGTACATCGAAAGGCATCGCCTGACGAGTGGCTTCATTAACTTCACGGATCAATCAATCAATAGAAAGTTGGCTCTAGACTCATCATTGAGTCAAAAGTACGCTACTATTGATATGAAAGATGCGTCTGACCGGGTCTCAGTGGCTTTAGTACAGAAGGTGTTTGCAAAAACACCCGATTTACTGAGGGCACTGTTGGCCTCAAGAAGCGACGCTACAACTCTCCGTAATGGAGAAATTATCTACCTTGAGAAATTCGCCCCCATGGGAAGTGCTTTGTGCTTTCCAGTAGAGGCGATTATCTTTTGGGTGATAATCGTAGCGTGTATGGTTCGATTCTTCCGCCTTAATAAGGGTAGAAGTCTCTCACCGTCCGACGTGGGAAAGGATGTATTCGTCTATGGTGATGACATTGTCATCCCCACAGAATGGGTACATCTTTGCACGCCTATACTTGAATATTTTCACTTAAAAGTGAATTTATCCAAGTGTTGCGTCAAAGGGTATTTCCGGGAATCGTGTGGCATGGACGCCTTTATGGGCGAACAAGT